TTTGTTATAGCTTTTTTCTAAAGAACTAACATCGACACCCAAAAGGGTTTCCCACAGATATTTTTGCTTATCAAACCCAGCACCACCAACTTGCCCAAACTGTTTTACATCACCAGCTTTAAGTGATACATTAATATCTGTTGGTTGGCTGTCTACTTTTAGTCTTACATCTACTTTTGTTCCTGTTTGGTCACCAATACCATCTGCTATAATTTCAATCTTATTCTTTTGGTTGTTTTCGTATAACAATTTTGCCCAAGATTCTACAGTGGGTGAATTTGCATACTTTAGGGCTGATGCTACTATATCAGAAAGAGATTTTCTTATGGTTGGATTTGACAAGGCTTTTAGATTAGAAACAGCAAGTCCTAGCTGGAATATTACCTCATCTTTAATCTTTCCGTTTTTGTTTACCCCTTCAAAAGAAAAAGTTTGCTGCATCTTAGTGGGATTGATTTTATCTAGAATTGAATGTACATCACTAGCTACAACAGCCTTGTTTCTGGATATGAATCTAGAAGTAATTGCAGCTCCAAATATGGCTTCTGCCATATCTCCTCTATTACCACCTCCGCCGCCTGCGCCACCAAATTCGGCGTTTTTAAGAAGTTTGCCAGCAAGTATTTCTTCTTTTGAATTAGTAATAATAGCAAGTTTTTTGGGAGATGTTGACTGAAAAAGATTTATAGCTTTTTCTACGTCTCTATCAGTTTTTATAACTAACGTAGTAGAGTCGAACAGTAAAGTATTAGATATAACAGTACCACCAGATGTCAATGCAAAAGGAGTTTTTTCCTTTAGCTTTGACACAAAAGTTTCTACTCTACCTGGTCTTTTTACTAACTCAGCGTATGTTAATCCAGCCATAGCTCATCTCTTTGTATATTTGTATCCTATATTTATACAAGAGAACCTTTCTTAATGATAAAACCCAAACGATCTCCACAGTCATTAGGAAAAAATTCTTCGTCTGGTTTTAGTGCTCGAACCTTTTCCTTCCATACAGGATATATCACTTCTGAGGTATGATGTAAAAAGTCATCGTTATATCGAAGATGTACCTCGATAATCTTTCCTCCAACCAATTCAAAATTTACCCAGTCATAGGTATTCAGAATAGGCTTAAACAACCGAGGAACTTCAAAAGGAAAGTCGTAAATCTTCTTCCACATACAAAAACGATCTAGTTGATTGGAATCTTTACGAAACCCCTCAACACAAAGAACCCGTTTACCACGATAAAAGTCTATACTAATGTGCCGTCCTGTAAATCGTTCTTGCCAAAAGAACCCATCAGGAACATCTGATTTTTCATCACCAATAAAAGCACCACGTCCCATCATATGAAGATTCATAATGGGGCGAATAACATATTCTCCTGGCTTGATAATGGGGACTCCTGCAGGTCCCGCATTATAACCAAGAAGTTTTGCAACAATCAGTTTATCAAAGATCCACAAGTGTTTGGGTTTGCATATATCCCAACAATCAACATCGTTCATGTATTGCATTAGAACTTAAACCCCCCTGTGTCTAGTTTCTTAAATTTAGAACGATCAAACATCGGAATATCATCATCTTGTCCAGCATCGCTAATGTTTCTTTGTGCAGATTGTTCTACATCGTAAAATTTCATTTTACTTGCATCAAGACCAATAACAAAACGCTTATAGAAGTTAGGATCACTGTAGCGATTCTTTAACTGTTTAATCATAACTTGATTTAGTTCATCAAGCTCATCAGTTCTAATTATAGCAAAGTAAAGATCTAGTGAGTGTACAATACCCATACTCTCGGAAGTGTCTGTCATATCAACGTCACTATTCTCAATACCTCCTCGATTCAACTGTGTCGCTGTCAACAAAGGAACATTATACTCTACTGCTAGAGCACGAAGTTCTTCTGCCACACTCTTCATAATTGTATACGAGTTAGCATTTTGATTCTTTACTCTTTGCGATGCACAGATGTTCAAATAGTCTACACAGATAAGATCAGGAGCAAACCCTTTCTTTGCCTTTAGTTCCTCAATGAGTGCTCTAAAGTGTCCAACATGAGCACTGCTAGTAGGATACTCTTTTACAATTAGTTTGCCTTGTGTCTTGTTTCTAATCTTCTCTACACGATTGTTAAACATATCACGAGATAGATCTCGCAACTCTTGAATAGGCGTATTAAACAGATGTGCATCAATACGTTCAGCAATCCGTTCTTCGCTCATTTCCATCGAGATGTACAATACGTTCTTACCTTGCATCAAACTAGACGCTGTAGTATGACACAAGAAGATAGACTTGCCACCACCTGTTCTAGCAGCTACGCAGTTCAAAGTCTTTTTACGCAGTCCAATGTCTCCAGTAATCTTATTAAACAGATTTAGATCAAAAGGAATACCTTCTTCTTTCTTGTGATAAAAGTCATAACGATGATCAGAATCTTCAATGTAGTCGTGTCCTACTTGCATATCAAATGTAACAGCCAATGCGTCCTGTAACATAGATGGAATAGCATCCTCTGTTCGTTTGTTATCACGACCATCAATAATCTGAATACTGTCTAGAATTGCCAAGTACACAGCACGCTTCTGATAAAACTTTTCGGTCTCATGAATCAACCATTCAAAGTTTGTTTCTTGTTTCTCAAGATTTTCAATATAAGACGGAATTGTCTTCGCATCTGTTTGTGTTAGATCTTTACGACCAAGAACTTCAATCTCTAGGATTTCTTTTGTAACTGTCTTATTGTAGCTGTTGAAATACTCTATAATTTCTTTTACGATAACCTTGTGTGCATGATCTTCAAAATATTCTACCTTAGTAAAAGGCAATACTTTCCTACAAAACTCCTCACTATGAATCAGATTAGAGATAATCATATCTTCTAGAATCATGTTCCTCCCTTAAACACTAACGGATGCTCTTGTTCAGCAGATGTTTCAATATAATGCATAATAAAATCACCAACAGCTATGTCAAACTTTTTCCTATCTCTTGGCTCTTCTCCTTCAATTATATTGTAATGATACACTAGTCTTAAGCCGTTGTCTTCCTCAACAAACTTGACTTCAGTGAGTATGAAAGTTACCTCTGGGTAACGACCCAGGGTAACTCCCACATAAGGAACATCATTGATTTCAATGTCTCTTACACTAAAATCCATCATTCATCCTCGAGGATTTCTTCCATAGCGGTTTCAATCTGTGTATCCTCGATTGTTTGACCATACCCTACTTGATACATCTTGCGAACAGCTTCATTGAATGAAAGAGAAGTAATAATAGGTTTCCAGAACTCTACTGTGTTAGTATCTTTCATACGAAACTTCTTTTCTTCGATCTCACCAGTTTCAACGTCAACTCGTGAATACCAACCGTTGCTAGGTTTAGTAACATGACCTGTAGCAAGTGCAATATCAAGTAACCCCGACCACTTACTAATACCTTCGTCAAAATTTAGATTGACTGGAATTTTAGACTTCTCTCTTACATAACGAGATTTTTCAACATTGATAATAAAGTTGAATCCAGCTAGTTCTGTACCTTCTTTTTCCTGCTGCCGTCCCATGATAAAGATGTTGTCTGCCGCGTAATAAGATCCAGTACCGCCTCCAACGATATCCTTTGGAAACATTCCAATCTCTTTATAGGTATGGTTAATAACAACCATAGGAATGTCTTTTAGATTCAGATGGGGAGTGACCATACGAAACAATGACTTCATCTGTTTAGCACGAGACATATCAGCAACCGATTTTCCATCTAACGCATCCTCTACTTCTTTCTTAGATGCTAGATTACCAATCGAGTCAATAACAATCATCAGTTTTTCGCCACGTTCAATATTTTGTAACTGTGACATAATATCAAACTTCAATGCTTCAACATCAGTAATAGGTGTATGGATAACACGATCAGTTGGAATGCCAAACGACGCAAAGTATGACTGAGGCGAACCAAATTCTGAATCATAGAATAGCAAAGCACTGTCTGGATACCTATCCAAATAAGCCTTTGCCATTAGTAGCGAGAACATCGACTTGCCATGTTTCGACGGTCCTGCCCACATAGTAAGACCAGGAGTAATCCCACCATCTAACCTACCGCTAAGTGCAAGATTGATAATCGGAATACTTGTTGGAACCATGTCCTTCTTAGCAAAGAACTTTGACTCTGCTAGAATGTCTGTTTCTTTAATCTTACTATTCTTACGAAGTTTATCTAAAATGCTCATTATTTTTCCTTAACTAAAAAAGTCCTCGAGACTTGTTTGAGGGGTAACTGACCACTTCAACGGCTCTATTAGAGTTTGCATAGCCTCTTGAAAGGACTTGTCGAATTGTAACGTGTAATCCACATAGTTGTCAAGTTTGAATTCTGGGGGTAGTCTATCAATGAAACCAATCACATTCTCCTTAAAGGGATTAGGTAGTTTCAAATAAACAAACTTCATCTTGCTACCTTCTTTGATCTCCTCATAACGATCATCTAATCCTAGCTTCTTTAGATAGTGATTGTAAAGTAGAGCTGCTCTTACATGGATAGGACAACCTTTGGAGTAGATTGGTGATCCAGTATAATGCTTTAAACCATTAACACCACGAGGGAAAGCTATTGCCTCTACACTCTCCTTTTCATATTGTGCTTTATAGTTAGCCACGAACTTCTGCACACTCTTTTCATTACCATATAGAACTTCTTTGACACCATTCTTCAATACTTCACGAACAATGCCAGGTGTAGACGAACGTACTAGTTCCAAGCCAGTAACCTTCAACTTAGGTTCCTTATACTGTACGCCTTCCGAGTTGTGTACACTAAGAGCATATCGTTTCTTAGCAACAAACACACCAGTATCAGCAATTACCTCACGTTTCATAATCAACTTCTGATCATATGCGTTCATATACTCTTTAAGTTCATCATAGGAGTTATTGATTACCTTTTGAAGAATCTTATCACAGAACTTGTCAATAGTTTCCACGATCTCATTCGTAGTTTTATCACCAAAGTTCTGTTCAACTAAATTAGCAAGAGTAAAGTAGGCACTGTCTGTATCGTTGTAGATACAGTAGTCAACTCCTTCTGTTTTACAAGCCTTGTTTAGATATGCATTGAGTGCTTCAGATACCCAACGAATTGCTAGTTGACCAGATGTAGTAATACCCTCAGCCATCCTCAAGTCGTAGTACCTAAAATATGGACTCCCCATCGCTCCGTATACGGAGTTAATCTGAATCTTTCTTGCTAGTTGTAGATTGTTTAGTCTGCTAATCTCGGGTATAAGCGATTCGTCCTTTGTATTAGCATACTCTTGTTCAATAGCCAACATCTGCTTCTTAAACTTTGATCTATCATTGTAGATACGATCAACAATCTCTGGAATAAATCCCATAAAGTCTTTGCGATAACACACACCATTAGCAGTCATCGCATAATCATCTTCCAGCAGATCGCTGTTGTCTACTTTACGATTAAGCAACTGTTCCACATTAGTATCCTTGCGATAGGTTACCATTGTTTCAGGACTAATATTAGCCCACAACATCAAATGCGGATACAGCGATTGCAAGTCAAAGGATACAATCCATTTGTGCTTACCAACAATAGGATCTTTTACATAAGCACCTTCAAATTGATCTCGTTTGTTCTTCTTGCTGTTTGGAATAACAATGTTTTTCTTCTTCAGTTCGTTATAGATGAGACTATCCCAAGAACGAATCTGACTGAACACTTCATCAGGTACAATCTTGCTATCATAAGAAATAGTAAGAGCCAACTCAAGCAGTTTCATCTTATCATCTAGCAACTTAACTAGATTAACGTCACAGATGTTATAGCAAGTAAAGTGATCCCAATGTTTAGTGTAATGCTCCTTAAACGATCCTTCAAAAGGAAGTTTACGCATTCCTAGTTCACTGTCTGCTACGTTATCCAACTTCCAAGAATCACGACCACCATATGTATACTTCTTCATCAGATCAATATAGTCTAGGTGGCTAGTACCAATCAAAGTGTAACAGGTAAAAATGTCATTGTTGATACGCACTTCACGATCATATACTAATCCAAAAGGAGACATCATCTTTACAAAAGATTCTCCTAGTACACGATTGATGCGATTAACAAGATACGGAATATCGAACAACTGACTGTTCCAACCTGTTACAATGTCTGGCTTAAACTCTGACCAGTCTGTAACGAACATCTTCAGCAAATGATACTCGTCATTTGCTTTCTTAACAGTCACATCTTTGGGATCAACTTTGTTTTCAGTAAGTAGACCTTTGTCTAGTTCCACATCACGAGCAGTGTAGACTACAAACTTGTTGAATTGATCATAGGTAGTAATTAGTAGAACTTCTTCGTTAGCAGAGTTAACGTCAGGAAATCCATTCTCTACAGAAGTCTCAATGTCTAGGAAGGTTGTCCTAGTGTGTGCCATGTTTAGTTTGATGTCATCAGAATACTCTTCCGAGATAAACTGAGTAACCCAGTTGGTCATTCCCATTATACCAAAACCATGAACTTCTTTGTACTGCTCAATAAAGTCTTTACAATCTCTAATTGTACCAGGGTTTAGTTCATAGACTGGACTACCAAACAGATCTTTCCATGCAGTTTTCTTCCCACTTCCAGATGTAGTAAACAGTGTTGGTTTGAATTCGTCTTTCTCAGAAAAGCGCTCGCCATTATCGTAGTAGCCACGACTTAGAATTTTGTTGCCCACATTCGCAACATAGGTATATGTCTTGTTCAAATATTTCTCCATTCATCGTTCGTTGAACCGACACCATATAGATGCCGGCATTGAACCAAATACTATTATAGTTTGTGTTTGCCAAACAGTCAAACACCTTTGATCAATTGAAGCGCATCATAACAAACATCTGCAATAGGATTGTGCTTATCTACAATGTCTTTCATAAACCCAGGAATTGTGCAATACGCATATTTGTCTGCGGTTTCTTTTGTAATACGAATTGCAGTACGAACATCCATCCAACTATTATAATGGATGATTGTTGGCTCTTGGTAGTCTTTACAGAAAGATTCAAACACCATCTGATCTAGTGAACCACGAGCCCACATAAAGGATTTTGATCCACCGTGCTCAGCAACATAAGAACGAATCTGTTTGATGCCTTCTTTGGGATCAAGATCTCTAGCTGAAGGAGTAAAACACAAAGTACGAATTGCTTCGGGTTGTGTCATCCACCAGTTAAGAGTTTCTTTGTCGTAGATACGACCAAGAGTCTTTTGCTCACGAGCTTTGAACTTAACATACAAAGAACGTTGAACTAAATCCTCGTAGGTCAAATCTTCGTCTAGATCAAAATGTACGATAGCTGCACTAAGAACAATTGCTTTTGAATCAATCGCACAAGTCTCAATATCAAAAACAAAATTACTCATCAATTACTTCCGGAAGAGTGGGAAGACCTTTGAGTAGTGATTCAACGATTTCGTTAAAAACTTTTTCTGCTTGTTCATTTGTATTCATCATATTCTCCATAGTAAGTTTGTCTTACTATTATACACTATAAAATTTATACTGTCAATGTTCAATCTTGTATTCGTCTTGCTCTGCTAAAAAGTCTATAAATGATACTGCTTCTTCTTCAGCTGAAAAAAACCTGATGAATGTATTAGCAGGATTGGTCGCCGAACTGGCGGTTAGCATAATTGAATTCATGCTTGTGAAAGAAAACTGCATTAACCAATTACCTCTTCTTATAGGCTGAAACGAAGTCAGCTTTATAACTTTACCACCAACACGGCGACCTTTCATTTGGGACTCTCTTTCTATGAGACTACAGTTTCAGTTAGAAGCTCTTGTTTTGGTTGATCCAAAAGCATTCTGTCATCAACTATATTTATAGTTCTAGGCTTCTTGTTCTCAGGAACAATCTTCTCTAGAAAAATATTGAGAATACCATTCTTCATAACAGCACCTCTGATAACAACATTCTCATCTAGAGTAAAGCTACGTTGAAATGAACGATTAGCGATACCTCTGAAAAGATATTCTTCATTATCGTCAGCAGCACGATCGCCTTTGATAGTGAGAACATTCTCTTTGATTTGAATGTCGATATCTTCTTTGTCAAAGCCTGCCACGGCGAGATCAATAGAATAGCGATTTTCGCCTTCTCTACGAATACTGTATGGTGGGAAGTTGCTTTGTTGCTTTGCACTCTCATACTGAGGAATGCTGTTGAATAACGAATCAAAACCGATGTAATGGCGGTTAAGACTGTCTAGAAGATCATGAATGTAATAGTCACGAGTTTTCATAGTTTTTCTCCTTTGTTTAAGCGAGATATTAAAAACGCTGCCCCTAAGGCACAGCTAACTTCCCGGTTACCGATCCGGGGTGCTCGTACGCCAGCACGGCAAGACGATCCTAAGGTGGATTCTTACTTCTTGGTTCCTACCTGGTATTTAGCCTGGAGGACAAAATTATTCTTTTCTTTATGAGGAATAATTCTTACTGACGACATTGGTGCTTTGAATTCAACCAATGTTGTATCTACGATATCAACTAGACCCCACTCTTGTAGCAGTCCAATGATAAGATTACGACGCTCTACATCACTTACGGTTAAGTCTGAGTCTCTTCCATCAAGATTGAAAAGCTCTTTGAAGTGCATGATGTAATACTTGCCTTTCTTGTGTAGCAAGTGGCAGCTTTGTGTTAGGACGTGCTTGCCATTATTAGCTGGGCGTTTACTTGCGATTCCAATTCTCGTAAGAGTTTCCCTTACTTTCAGAAAGTCATCGGGGTTCTTAAGAAGGACTTCTACCATCTTTTCAGGAGTCCAATCATA